ATACCTTCATCATCTAATACATGCAACATATATCTTTTCTTAGCAGTCCATATTGCCTTATCAGCAATAACTTCTCGTTTCATAACCATTCTTTGTTCAAATGCATTAGTATAATCTGCCAACTCATTAAAACATTTTTCAATAAATGGTTCTATCTTTTGTTTTGCAACTTTATCAATGAAGTTTACTTTTTGGTCTATTGTTTTATCTTGACATGTTTTTTCTACTAGACTATCTAATTTAAGATAGATAGAATCTGTATCGGATGCCACAATGTAATCTACATTTTCAGTTTGTAAAATCTTATTCATATAATTGTTTACTTCAGTTTCAATATGTCTAATAACTAATTGACCAGATGATGTTATCGCTGTTGCCTGTCTTACATCATAGTATCTGAAGTATTGATTACCGATAGCACCATAGGCACTATTCAATGCAATCTTTTTTGCCCATTGAATGTTATGACATCTTGCAATCTCATTTTTATATTTGTCATCTTTAGTTTCTTGATAAAGTTTTTTTGCCTTCATCATCTTATCTTTATAGACAACTCTATCTTGATACATCTTATCTAATAGTCTAGGTAAGAAACCTGCATTGTCTCTTTTAAATGTTGCCCCATTCGGTGCCATACATACATCTTGTCCTTTCAGATGGTCTAGATTTAATTTTCTAGATAATAATTTATTTACAGATGTGCCTTCTGGATTCATACCTACTATTTTTTCTGGTGATATATTATACTGCATAATCAAATGAGGATAAAGTGAATTGATATCAAATGATACAATCCAGTCATGCATACCTGTCAATGGTTCTTTTACATATGCACCATCATACTTTGTATCTTTTACTTGTTCAGATTTTTCAGGGACTACAATGTGTTCTTTTCTTAAATAGTTATAGATTAAAACATCCCACACTCTTACTTGTGAGAATACATCATCATAGTTTACTTTGGCCTCATATGCCATTGTTAATATTAATTCAATAAGTTTTAATTTATCTTCTAGTCTATCAACGATTTCTACATCTTGTATGTTATAGTCTACGAATGATTGAAAATCTTTAGTGTACCACTCTCTAAAAGTTTCATATGGCATTTCATCTTTACCAATACCTAATTCAACTTTACCTATATAATCTAGTTTATAACTTTCTTGACTTACAGGAATAAACTTTTGATACAAGTCTATGTAATCTAACATTGCAACACCCATAATACTGAATATTGTTTTAGGTCTACCTCTTACAATAATTTCTTTTTGTTCAACTAATCCCCATGGCGATAGTTTACGAATAACTTTGTTGTCTGTTAGTCTAGATATTCTACCTAGTAAATATGGTATATCAAAAAACTTACAGTTCCAACCTGTAATAATATCAGGATAGTTTTTCATCCAGAAAGACATAAATTCTTTTATCAATTCTTTTTCTGAATTACATCTTACATAAGTAACATCTTCTCTATCAGTTTTAAAATCACCTGTACCCCATGTTATAATTTGTTTGTTAGTTTGATTCTTAACAGTTAGACATAACAATTCTTCAACAGGATTATCTACATCAGGAAATCCTTCTTCACAACTTGTTTCAATATCAATTGTAAAGATTTTAATTTTATCTTTATGCCAATCTAATTCTTCTGGATATTCATTTGCAATATATTGATATGCAAATCTTTCCATACCATAGATAGGAGAATTAGAGTTATCATAACTCTTTCTAAATTCTCTTGCCTTTGCAATACTATCAAATTGTGTTGGCTGTAGATACTGACCTTGCAAGTTTGTATGTTTAGATTTTTTATTTGTTAATGTAAAAAATGTAGGCTGAAAGTCAATTTTTTCTTGAAACTCTTGACCTTCATGTATACCTCTAACAAATAACTTACCTTTATATTCTACACAGTTTTTATAAAAGTTCATTAAGTAATCAACTGTTTTTCAACTTGTACTATACCACCTGTATTTTGTGTATATGTCTTAGTTAATTCATCTGTTGGTTCAACACTTGTAACTACATTCTCTTGTTTAAATGTAACTTCATCACATTTGCCATACGGAATATATTGATGAAATCCTAGAGTTACAGGTTTACCTGGTGCCTCTTGTTGTGGAATAATCACAAAAGGTTGTTCTAAAACCACATGTGTTGAAATACCATTTTCATCAAATAGTTCCTCTTTAAGTTTACCGATTACATCTTCGCCTGTTGTCAAACGAAATAGCTTCACATCTGCCATAATTTACCTCACTTGTTAATAATGTATTGTACTATAAAAATTGTTATTTGTCAATGGTGTACGGACTAGTAACTATATATTTTCTACTAGGGTCTACCATAACATTAAGTCTATTCATAAATTCTCTATCTAATAATATATGTGTTCTGTTTTCTCTGTCATCTAGAGTAAACTCAACATCTGTATACATTGTACCTGCAAATTGTACATCTAGTTTAATTAAGTATCTGTCTTCTTCATAGTCTCTTAGACCACCTACTTTTATTTCTTCTTGTCTAATTATATCTGATGTTATAGTTTTATTATATAATGACCATGTTACTTTTTTACCTTTTACTTCCATGTTTTCTGCATGTATAACATTCGTGCCACTATTACCTGTATCAAATTTTGCAACAATATCACCAAAAGGTTTTATTGTCATAACTTCTTTGTAACCACATTTAGAAGGTTCTTGTACCCAATTCTTTTTATCTGAAAAATGTTCTAAAATTTCTTTACTAATATTTCTACCTGTTGCCTCTTCCATACCTTCTGTTCCAGGTGATGAGTTTACCTCAATCATAAATGGTGGTTCTTTTGTTCTATTTTTTGAAGGTATAAAATCTACAGCAGTCCATAAACCATTTACTGCTTTAGAGGCCTTAATACATTCTTCTATTTCTAATTCTGTTAATTTTAATTCTTCTGGTTTTGAACCTTGTGATACATTACTTCTAAAATCACCTTTGATTACAGGTCGTTTCATTGTTGCAAGAACTTTGCCACCTAAAACTAATACTCTAACATCATAGTCTGTCTTAATATATTCTTGTACTAATAAATCAGAATCTTCATCTTGTTTATTGATTAACTGTACAATAGAATCTAGTCCTATTTCTGATTCAATAAATAAGACACCCACACCTTTTGACCCTCGTAATGTTTTTAGAATTATAGGAAAGTCTGTGTCTAAGTTTTCAAATGCTTTTAAGGCATTTTCTTTATCTGTTATTAGTGCAGATTTGGGTTGTCTTAAACCGAAGTCTGCAAGTTTAATAGATGTTCTGTATTTGTCTGTACATATTTCTATACTGTTACGACTGTTTACACAACATACTTTATCTTTTTCAAACATAGATACAATATCCATCCAACTGTCTCTACGAACAACTGAACCTCTAAATATTGCAATAGTATTTTTATCAACTACAAAACCTTTTTTATCATCTTTGTTATGTAGTCTTCTAATACCTTCTTCTGTTGATGTATACCCACCTGTAAGTTTATACAAGTAATATTTCCACCCTAACTTTTTCGCCTCTTGTTGAAGTCTATCTGCCGTGTGAAAAGTTTTTGCTTGTTCAGGCTCATCTGTTATGATTACTAGTTTAGGAGTTTCAACTGCCTCACTAATAAATTCATTAAAACTAGGTACTTTCATCTTCTACTTTTTTGCCTATGTTGTATTTTGCTGATAGTGTCCACTCATTCTTTTCTTTAAAAGGTAAAACCTTTATCTGACTTAATGGTGCTTTATTTTCTGATTCTTGTTTATGTACTATATCAATTAAATTCCAGTCTTGCAACAATATAGATATTGTGTTTCTTCTTTGTATATCATTTTCTGATAGTGTTGCTGTCTTGCCATCTAATGCAAATAATTCTTTAAAGTGTACAATGTAATACTTTCCTTGTTTGTGTAGTATATGACATGACTGATATAGTGTTTTGTCTTTACGACTTGCAACACCTATTCTTGTTAAAGTTTCTCTTACTTTTAAAAAATCATCAGGTTGTTTGATTGTAACTTCGAGCATGTTATCTTGATTCCATTCTATCTCATCATTCATTTTCTTCTTCTCCCACCCTTATCAATAGATAATTTGATTAATTCAATCTGCTCTTTAGTTAGTATTGATAAGGCCTCTCTTGCCTTTTCGTTGCTATAATCATAATATTCTTTGACATAATCTACATCTTTTAAAACATTTTGTTTTAGCCACTTACCACCAAATCGCTTCTTTTTTCTTATACTATTTATGAAAAAATTAAATTGAACATCTTTATCTAAGAAGTGGTACCCATTCATTTCGTTTGCCTGTGCAATACAGTCATAAAACATAGACAAACACTTGTTGATAACAAAGGGTGGATATTTCTTTGCCCACTCTGTATCATCAGTATCAAGAAGTTTTTCTTTAGAAAAATTTATTGCATTTAAATAATCCTTTAACTCATACATTATTTAAACTTACACCCTGCCATTATTTCTGTTAGACATGCAACCATGTTAATCTCTTGGTCTGCAACAAAAGCTGCCTTGTATTGATAACCTGCGATTATTAATATTGCTTGTGGTATAGAGTTTGGCGATAACGCTTTGTAAAGTACATCATAGATACTTCTAAACAAGAACGCTGGTTCTTTATCTAGATTCTGTACGACCCACTTTCTCATATCGTTAAATCTTTTTTCTTTTAATGATGATAACAATTCTTTATGACTTACTTCAGACATAGAGAATAGAATACCACTATCAATTTTACCTCTTACAGAATATCTTTGTAATTCATTTATAGTCCTTCTGAAATCAGGATAATGTTTTTGAATTAATTCTGCAAGTATTTTCTTATCAAAAGGTACTTCTTCATCTTCTAATATTTTAGAACATCTTTCCATAAATGCTGTTGCTGTTTTAACT